TTGAAGGGTGAGACATAAACCGGATTTATTCATTGATACAAATGAACGAGGTAGTTTGTGTGAATCTATCATTAGGAGAGCCGAGAAAGTAGGATTAACGGTGGTACGTAAAACTTTGATAGTAGGAGATTATTTACTAGGTGAGGCTTGTATAGAGGCTAAATCTATTAGTGATTTATTCATGTCAAGTCATAGCGGTCATCTTTGGAGACAATTAGAAAATTTAGATGCTAACTATAATAGATTCTTTCTATTAATACACGGTTCAATAGCAAAGCACGTTGCTATGTCTAAAAGAAATGGTTACAAAGTAACATATAGTAAAGTACAGAATGAATTGTTAGGTACTATAGCGAGAATAATGAGTGATTTTGAATGTCAAGTTTTCTTTACAGAAAATCAATCAGAAGCAGCAATGTTTGTTGTCAAGTTGCATGACAAATTACACAAACCTGCATCCAGTCATGGTGCAAGAGCAATCCGTAGAGTTAGTACAAACGATGTGAGATTAGACATGTTAATGGCAATACCCGGCGTTGGTAGAGAGACAGGAGAAAAAATGTTGGAGCAATGTGGAAGTATTGAAGAGATGTGTTTTGAAGAATCATTGAAACATGTAAAAGGATTAGGACCAGCATTAAGACAGAAAATAATGAGAGTTCTTACAGATGAAGAACCAGTTCATATTGAAAGAACAAAAAGGCGTTAGTATATAAAGCAACATTATATATCTAATTATTCCATTATTCTGTCTATACATAATAATTATAAGGTAGTCACTTATGAGGTCAAAATATGAGAGCAGCAAAAAATTATCAAGCAGTAAAAAAGTTTCCAATATTTGCAGGATATATCGACCATTTCAATCAAACATCTATTGATAATGATATACCGGGTATGTTATCATTCTTCTTTATTCAAGGACAAGTATCAGTACCTTACATTAGAATACCGTGGGGTTCAAGTCATTTAGACCCTAGAGTTCACACTTTTTGGATTCAATCTAGTAGAACTGGAAAATCTATTGCATGGGAATTCATTGGTGACGTGTTGTCTGATATTGGTGTACCCTCAGATTTGTACACAACTGGTACTGATGCTGGTTTGATAGGAGGGTTTGAAGTTATACAACATGAAGATGGTACTAAAGAAGATATACTGAAAGAAGGTATGCTTACAGGTAGAAAAGCATTAAATTTTGATGAAGGTTCTATCATTCTCAACCCAAATAAACACAGTCAAGAGACTGTACTATACTTACAATCAGCGTGTAATCCTGTAGGAAGTAACAACAACAAATTAGTGAAACACACTAAAGTAGGTCGTATCGAAACTGAATCTTTAGTATCATTATGGATTACAACATACCCACCTAGTGGAGTTAAAGAATATGTATTAACAAAGGGTATATTTCAAAGAGTATTGTTATATTGGTCTCATTGGAATTTAGATAGAAGGAAGGCGGTAAGTCACACAAGAAGTGAGTCTGCTTACAAAGTAATGCCTAAAATGAAAGTTAGTTATGACGATATTACTCAATATTTTAAAGAATTAGAATTAAAATTAAGAAATAAAGTTTTAGAAGAAACACAAACATCATTTGTAGAATGGGATGGTATGGGTCGAGATGCACAGGAAGATTTACTTCAATCATGTATGAATAAAGTATTTTCGGCAGAACATAGTACATTCTATCCAGCACTGTATGATGCTATTGAAGACTACTATGATTTACTGGTAGGTTTAAATCCGGCAATTACAGAAGTAGTTGCGTCTTTCGTACCTGCTATGGAAAACAACACAGTAATATTTGCTACACACATGGCGATGTTAGATAATTCTTGGGTAGTTACAGGCGACCATGTTGATATGGCTAAAGATATACTATATGATTTATTCAAGGCTCTAATCTTATGGTTAGAAGATGAAGTTGAAATAGGACCAAAGGTAGCACAAAAAGCACAACAAAGAGGAAAGTGGGCTATTGCGGCACAACAAGTAGAAAAAATAGAACTAGGCAACAAAGGTGAAGGTTGGCAAATGAAAAGTAAAGTTATCAAAGTTTATGAAACACAAAACGATTGTTCACGAGGAAGTGCATATAACAATTTTGATAAGTGGGGCGAATCTTTGTTTGATGTAGCGAAGGATGGGCGTACAGTGTTTATCCGACTCAAAGAAGGTATAGATTCATGAACAACATAATGGCATTAGATATAGAAACATCAAATTTTTCTTGGGAAATAGGAGGATGGAATAATAAAAATATGTTTGATACTTCAGTAGTAGCAACATGGGATGGTAATGAAGCACATATATTTTCTAAAGCAGATGTTTCAATAGATGGTGCAATTATACACCCCTTACACCCACAAATTTTAGGAGACCACATTACAAAACACATACAAGAAGGAGGACAGATTTTAGGACATAATATCATGGGTTTTGATTTTCCTGTCTTGAGAGATTCGTTAGACTGCTGGGCTATTGGTGATGTTATGAGTAAATCTGAAAGCATTATTGATACTAAAAATTTAGTAGCGAAAGCAGCAATTGGTAATAAAATAGAAACGAGTTTACAATCTCTTTCAACATATACATTAGGTATGCAAAAAAGTATGGCTAGTGTTGATGCACCAACTGCTTGGAGAAATGGTGAATATAATGAAGTAGCAGAATACTGTCTTAAAGATAGTAAATTAACATTCGATTTGTACATGTATGGAAAAGACAATGGTATTATAAAATCTAGGTCTTTAGACACAGGTGCGATAATCGACATAACCGTAGAATGGTGATATAATGAAAGATGAAAGAATAAACCCCTTACAAAATAATATAAGAGCAGCAAGAACGATTGTAGATACTGTCAAAAGTACACTTGGTCCAATGGGTCGAGATAAGATGATGGTAGATGCTGGTGGTAATACCATAATCACTAACGATGGAGCAACAATATTGAGAGAGTTAGATGTCTCACATCCGGGTGCGAAGATGATGGTAGATATAGCAAAAACACAAGAAGCGTTATGCTATGATGGTACAACTTCTACAGTTATATTAGCAGGACAACTATTGGCAGACTCAGAACATTTATTCATTAAAGGTTTACATCCTAATCTTGTTTGTAAAGGATATAATCAAGCGGCTAACATGGCTATAGATTATTTAGATAATCAATTATCCTTCAAAGCAGGTGAAAAAGAAATTTTACAAATAGCAAAAACATCAGTTACTGGTAAAACATTAGAAGCGGCTATCGACCAAGTTGCAGCATTATGCGTTGAAGCAGTGAATGTTGCAGGGAGTGCAGACAAAGTAAAGGTTGTTGGATTGGCTGGAGGTGCTTTATCTGATTCTTACTTTTTTAATGGAGTAGTAGTTAACAAAGATTTTGTTTACGAAGTAGAGGAAGAAAATCTTTCTAACATTATACTACTTAATACAGGTTTAGAGCCTATGAAAAGAGAAGAAAATGTAACAGTACAAGTAGATATGAAAGGATATAATGCATTTAAGAAAAGCGACACAGATGATTTATTATTACAGGCAAAAAGAATCGGTAACATGTTGCCAAACGGAGGTGTAGTTTTCATTAGAGATGGTGTTACTGATGATGTGGCTGCTTACTTAGCAAAACAAAATATAGCAATTCTCAGAAGAGTTCCTGAATCTTCAATGAAATCATTAGGATTAGCGTTAGGTTCTCGTATAGCACAAACACCCGATGATATAGAAAATGTCGTTTCAGGCTTTATAGAAAGAAAAATATTCAACGAAATAAATTATCTTTTCGTTAAAGGTAAAGCAAAATCTAATCAATCAACACTGATATTAAGAGGGGCAACAAGTTCAACTCTTGATGAAGTTGCTCGTGGTTTTGATGATGCATTAGGTGTAGTTTCTCTAGTATTAAATGGAGGAAAGATTGTTACAGGCGGAGGTTCTACATATGCTTCTTTGGCTAATTATTTGAGAATGAAGGCTAATACTGTCGAAGGTAGAGCACAGATGGCTATTAACGCATTTGCAGATTCTTTAGAGATATTACCAGCAACTATAGCGGAAAATGCTGGTCATGACCCACTAGATGTAATTCTTGATATGAGACATGCTATATCTGATGGCGACTATCATATGGGTGTTAATGTAGAAGACGGTGGTATTATAGATATGTTAGAAGGTGGTGTTGTTGAACCTTGCGATTTAGTAAGACAAGCAATTCTTAGTGCAACTGAAGTCACAACTGCAATATTAAAAATTGATGATATTATTGCAAAAAGAGGCATAGAATAATGAAAAAACTTTCTGAAAGATTAAAAGTATCTTGTAGGAAATGTAACCATAAACATATACCTATTAGAATATCTGGAAGATTTCATGATGAAAAAAGAACAAGAGTATACATTTGGAAATGTAGAGAATGCGGTCATCTTTGGGAGGACTCAGTGTTCACAAAGGCTATAAAATGAAACCCTTAGCGTCTATTGGGGGTTTCTACATTTTAAAAACAGATGGCAACATATTTTCTTTTATATTATCGTACATTACCCAACGTAGGACAGAGGTACTTCTTTCACCTCTAATCTGTTCCCCCTCATTTCATGATGCATAAAAGGGAAATATAAAAGAACCTTCGGTGTGTTTTTTACACCATGCCAAAAGGTTGGATAACCGACAAGACCATGAGAGAAGCATTTCTAAATTGGTTTGGCAAAACAGAAGAGGATAATGAATGAAAAAATATGATGATGAAACCTTTGCTCTTGAAGGATGGAATCGTTTTTGGAATTGGCTTGGTAAAAAAATAGGGTTATTAATATGAATGATATTAATTGGGATTATTGGGAAGCAATATTAGAAGGGATGATTGATGAGTAGAATAGATAAAATATTTTGGAATCTTTCTAATAAGTTTCTTTTATGGTTAGCATATAGAAAAGAATAATTATATCATCCAAGATGGCTTCTGAGGAATTGCTATTCTAGCATCTTCTGCTGATGTATGTCCTATTGGTAAATCTAAAAGTGCCTGTCTATAAGTAATCAGTTCTTGTTTTTGGTTATCAGATAATGATTCATAAAATAATACACCTTGATATTTGTCTATGCCACGTAATAGTGCATTTCTATCTTCTCTTAATATATCCCAAGCCGTTTCTTCTGCCGTTATTTCACTCATAATCAATCAAACTCCACGTACATAACACCCGTAGTATCTCCCATGTCAACACCGTTGGCATTTGTTCTTTGTATTCTAATTTCATCTAAAGCGTTAACAGGGAAATTAACAACTACTGC